GTGAAATTAATTTTACTAAAATCAAAATCACTATTTTTTATGTTTGTTAAAATAATATCAGCAGTTCCGGGCTTACAATATGTAAGTACTACTGCCGGAGTGTAACCTAATGCTTCGATATTATTTTCTTGCGGTGTACGCATCCATAACGGTAAAAAGTTCCCGTCAGTTACACCAATATCTTGTATTCTATCACGCATATTAGTTATATTACTGATATACTTTTTAGTCTGTTTATCTTCATCAATACTTATTGCATCGCTATCAATTTTAATTGTATTTGTGATAGGTCTAAATTTGTAAGGTTCCCCCTCCCCTACACCTGATGTATTATCTTTATCTTCGTATTGAATATTATTTATTAATCTATCATGCTTTGTTTTAATATTAATACTTTGTCTAGTTTTTCCGTCAGTTGGTTCCAATGGATCAATAACTTCTACATATACAACTTCATACACAGGATTTTTAGTTCCTGGTTCATATGCTACTGCTGTTCTAACTTCTCCAAACTTAAACTGTTTCTTTTTGTGATTTTTTGCTGCCGCTGCGACAAAGTTTTTCATTTCAACATTTTCTATTCCGGCATACACTAACATCTTTGGTTCTTTTTGTAAGCCAAATTCTACGTCATTCGGACGATAAACATATGCAGGATCGAATATTACAGGATCACTAATAAAACTATTATATAAGAATTTTTGATCTGCTTTTAAGAAAGGCTTTACAATTAAATTACTAAATGTTAAATCGTTTGGATCTAAAACTGCGATTGTAAAAGTTTTTGTAGTTGCACTATAACCAAATTGATCTTCTGCCCTTGCTGTAAATGTATAAGTTTTATCTATAGTTGTTACATTACCGTCAAGTATTAAATCGTTATTGTCAAATACAGTAAGTCCACTAACAGCAAACCCTGCATACTCTTCCCACCTAGCACTATCACTTATAAAATCTTGTGATGCTGTATGTGCAATTAAACACTTGTACTTTTGTGATCCGACTTTAACAATATCATTTGCTACATATTGTCTTCCAGTTTTCCAAAAGCTACGATAATAATTTTCGCCAAACTGCTGTACCTTGCCAAATATTTCTCCATCCAGTGCAAGTTCAAGTCCTGGAGGTAATCTGCCATCAGTCTTATAATAGCGCACAACAGCATTAGTTACACTTGTAGTTGCATCTATACTAAATGTACTTACTAGGTTTGCGTTAATTGTTCCTAATTGTGCAGGACTATCCCAAACAATTCTCGAATCAACTTCACCTAATAGTTTAACTGTAAACGTTTTATCTTTAAATGCTGAATTAGTATCTTCTCTAGCACCGTCGACAACAGTTTTTGTAAATGTTACATCTGGTTTTAAGTAAGCATCTAAAGGTTTAGATAGAGTAATTACATCATAAAAAGGACTAGCATTATTAATATCTGTTATTTCAAATATCGTTCCTTTTATATTAAATGTTTCATTTTTTAATTCTTTTAGGTTTGCGTTCTTTTTAATACGTAAAATAAATGTGTTAAGTTGCTTTGCTGTACCAACACCACTTGCAGGACCTGCTGCGACAAAATTTGTACCTATATTGTTATCAGCAGCACCTACTTCTGTAAAGTCTGTATTTTCAGTTGTTAGAATTTGATATTGACGATTGGCTATTAGTTTTTTAGCAGGTGTTCTATCTTGTGGAAATGTTTCCTCATAGGTTGTAAAACTTAATTGTTTAGTATTATTTGGAATATCGGTATAGCGTGTTGCTCTAACTGTAAACTTATATTCTTTTGTAATACTTGGCTGATAAGGAACTATGCCTGCAATCTCACCACTACCTGTGTCTAGTTCTGTCCCTGGCGGAATAATGCTTGGCGAACCGTCGTCATTAAAATCTTGTAAGCTGTAATTGACAAATCCTGTAATAGAAGATGAATCGATAATGTCTAAATATAACGTTAGATAATTATTAGCTCTTCGATATCCTAAGTCTGCTGGTGTTAACCAAACCGGTGTTCTAACATGTGAAGCATCTGCACCAAATAGTGTATTGCCGGCCTGCATAATTGTATTATCTGCACGTAAGAAGTCATCTCCTACAACAAATATTCTAAACAAACGTTTTTCAATTGTATCGCCATCACTTACACTAACACGGAACTGATAATTCCTGTTTAGCTTTTTAGGTGATTTAGTTGCAATACTCTTGTCATAAAATTCTGTGTCGTAGTAAAAACTATCATAACCATTGGCACTTCTCACACCAAAGTCAAACGGAAATGTTCCGTATGGGTTACTATCATAATAACCGCTATTTGCTAATACATCAATAGCAAGCACTGGGTCTACTACACCTACTATTCTACCATCTGTTGTTAGTTCAATGCCTGGTGGAAGTTCACCGTCGCCACTAGCAATAAAATATTCTAAAGTTTGTCCTGCTTCTATGTCGCTATCGTTGGCAATCAGTTGAAAATTAATCGGACTATTGTCTAGTATGTAAAAGGTATTGTTATTGCCTACTGGTAATGACCCTGCACTAGTTTCCCATATAGGTTTATCAGCGCCAGCAACACTTATCCTAAATGTCCTATCGTCGATTTCACCGTCCTTGCTTGCTCGCACAACAAATTTAAATTCAGTTTCGCGAGCTACTTCTAGCGGTGTTCCTTGAATGGTTTTTTCTTTAATTTGAAGTCCTGGAGGTAAACTTCCGCTTATGATTTGGAGTGTTGCGTCTGTATCAACATCTAAATTAATAGGAAGGAGTTCAGCTGATCGACTTTCGCCTGATTTTGCTGATCGAAGTGTTTTGCCCTCTTCAATACTTCTTAGTAGGATATTATTTTTTGCTGTCCACAATGCCATACAAGATTTCCTTTATATAGCAATATTTATCGAAAAATTAGATGTTAATATTGCCAAGATCTAAACTTACATTAACATTGTTACCAGCTATAGTTCCAAAGTCTACTGTAGTTGTAGCAAACAAAAAGTCCCATAAGTTAGTAACAGTTGTAGGAGTAATACTTCCAAAGTTCCAACTATTTTCTTCTTCTTTAAAGTAGTTTAAATCTCTGATGTCAATACCATGTACTAGCCCGGTCAAGTTACCGTTAAAGTTTGCTGTGACGGTTGTAGCATTAATTAAACCTACATTGCCTAAGTTAAATCCGTCTGCATTTAATCCAGCACTTAATCTCGGTGCTGGATCATCTTGAAGACTTGTTAATGCACTACTATCAATCCTAATATTGTTACCATCTCTTGTGGTTGTAATTGATGTGCCACCCTGGATAGTAAATGTTGTGTTTTCAGTAACAGTTAAACTTCCTGTATCTGCTGCAATAACAAATTGTGTAACACCTGCATCAACGTTAATAGTTAATTCATTTGCATCTGATGTTAGTGTAACATTGTTGCCGCCTATTAAGGATTTAAATTGTAGTTCAGCATCGTTTTTACTAGCGTATAAACCTTCGCCCGTACCAAGATTTACAACAGTAGTTGCTTCTGGTGTTCGATTGTCTAAGTCTGCAAAGTTGTAAACAACCTTATCAAATGCTTCTCTTAAATCATCACCTGTACCGTCGTTTGCTACGCTACCAAGGTTTATAGTTTTCAGTGCCATGTTTGTCTCCGCTTTACTATATTTATTACAAACGTCCTACAACAACTTCAACAACACCTTTGCCTTCGTCGTCTTTAGTACCAACTGCTTTACCAATAACTGTGCCCAGTTTAGGATCGTTGTTAACTATAGCATAGCCAGGAATTGCACTTGTTACTAGCATGTCGCCTTTTTCAACTCGTCCAATTACTTTACAAGGAACACGCCCTGTTAATGCTAACTCAACTACGTTGTCGCCTTCTAGTTGATTATTCATCAAGTATGCAGGATCTGTTGAAACAATACCAGCTACTTTGCGATCACCTTTTGTATTTGTAACAGTAACTTCGTTTTCACCACCAAACACTAGTACTGTTCCTGGTTCATATAGTGCATCACCTAAGTATTTCTCTGCCAAGTCAGCGTAGTTTGCTGAACTTGCATTACCGCTAAAGTTAGTTGCTGTAAGTGTTGATGAACTAGGAACATAACTTAGTCCGTTGGTTGCTTGATCATCCATCTTTAGAGCTTTAGTACCAGTAGCACCTGTAGCAAACACAGGATAAAAAGTACCACTGTTAGTACGTTCTTCTGTTACTGTAACTTCTGATGCACTACCTGCTTCAACTTCACCTAGGCTTGCACTGATTTGACCTGCTGCACTAATACTAATACCAGTACCTTCGCTAAACTGACTTACAATATCTGTAATGCCATATCCTGAAACTGTAGTTGGTGTAGTTGTTACACCAGTCCAAGCAACACTGCCTGCTGACCCACTTACATTACCTGATACGTTACCAGTTAATGCTCCAAAGAAGCCGCCGCCAGCATACACTTTCTTAGCAATGCTTGCACCACCTTCGACTCTTAATGCACCAGTATCACCAGTAGCATTAGATGCGTCTGTAGTGTCAGTAATATCAAACACACCGCCTAGTGTTAGTAAATCAGTACTTGGATTATATTTAATATCAGCATCTGTGTATACAGCTGATCCAGTTCTTGTACTATGATTGGTGTCAACAAATGTTAAGTAATGATCTGCATTAGTTGCAACTGATCCTGTTTCTACAGTAGAAGCAAAGTCTGCACTTTCTGCATTACCTTCAATCGGACCAACTACTCTACCATAGAATACTGAATAGTTTGCCGACTCAGATCCGTCCGGATCATTTTGCGGATTATCACTACCTATTTCTAATACGGTAAATCCACTAGCGCCGACCTCGTCACGTACATCACCATGCAAGTCGCCGTACATATCTGTAATGTATGCTTTGCTCCAGTAATCGTCCGTTTGTCCAATTGTGTTAGTGCTGCTTGATACTAAGTCTACTGCTGCACTTATTTCGTCACTGATTGTAAACTTATTGCTTGTAGCACCTGTGCCGCTTGCAGTTGCAAATACAATCTCACTTCGCTCACTACTATTAGCAACATCAGTTGCGTTAGCAGTTATTGTTGCTTTGATTTGATCTTCGTCTGCTGGAGTGGCACCGTTCATTTGGAATGTAATAACACCCATGTCGTCGCCGGCAGCAGCAGTCGAAGTACGTTTTTCAAATACTAAGTTAAAACCTTCTGCACCTAAATCTTCAGTAGACGAGCCACGTTTAAGTTTTAATGTTTCGTCTGCAATAATAGCATTTACTGTGATTGTGTCAGTTGTAGCATTGCCTAGTGTAAGGCTACCATCAACTTGGAAATCGCCAGTAACAGTTAGGTTAGCGCCAACGTTTACATCGTCTGCAAATGTTGCTGCACCTTTGTCACTAAAGTCAATTGTTAGTGCTGTAACATCTAATGAGGCGCCGCCATCGCCGTCGCTGTCTGTGCCTGTGATGTAGAACAGTTTGTCGTCTGTGTCAACATCAAGTGTTATAGTGCCGCCATTGTTATTAACGCTTAATACTTCATTAGTACCGTCTTTAAATAACCAATCGTCGCCGTCTGCATCAAGAATGATGTCGCCACTTGCATCAAGTGTAATGTCACCGTTCTCAGCAGTTAAGTTAATAGCACCAGTTGCTTCGGCAGTAAATGCTTTATCACTTCCGCCAACGTCAATAGTAAATGCACCCTGTGTTGTTAGTTCTTGAGCATCGTTAGCAATGCTAAAGTTCATTCTTTCATCTGCGCCGTCATTGAATATAATATTCTCGCCAGCAGCGTCAAGAATTATATCACCACTTGTTGTAGTTTCAATTTCAAAATTGCCACTTGCTCTGCTAATTTTATCGCCATTAAAGACACTGTTGTCAACAGTAATACCAGCGTTTGCAGTAACAGAATTATCTACAGTTAATGTACCGTATACTCTTGTATTACCTGTAGCATTTGCAACACTAAACTTAGTATCGGAACCGTTTTTAACATAGAATGTATTCAATAGCGTAGTAGATGACGATTCAACAGTTAATCTTGGACTACCTGTTGCACTAAGT